GTGCTTATTAAAAAATACTGCCCAAACTTCCATAGGTGTGATTCCTATACTTTCAGCAGTTGTTTTAAAATTGTTTAATACATCAATACTTTTATTTGTGTATTCTGGTTGCTTAGCATCCATTATATCCTGAGCTTTATTTAAGATATATTTTCTGGTTTCTTGATATTCTTTTTGTGTCATAATTCTAGTTCTATTTGTGTTATATTATTTTTATGTCTTATGCCCATTACAGTATCTAATATTATTTTGCCAATTTCATAATCAACTAAATTTCTAGCAATTTTAACCTTACTTTGTTTACCTTTATATGTACTTAAATCAATTTTATGAAATTTAGAAAATGCTTTTAATTCATTTTTAACATGACCAATTTCTGGGTTTTTTCTTATTTTTTTTACATAAGGCAATTTAAAATTTGCCCAATATAAATGTCTGCCTAATTTCTGAGCTGGTAACAAAGGTTGATAATATGGAATTACATTTTCGACAACATATTTACCTTTAAATCTAGGGTTTTCACCTTTTGATACAGTTTCTAATAAAATAATTTCTTCATATAGTTTCATGTCTGGATATTTAGTTTCAACTTTTGTATTCCATCCCCTTGCTCTTGAATGTGTTGGACAAGGTGGTGAACTCCAAATAAAATCAAATTCTTTATAATTATCTAACAAATATTTATGGGCATCATCAACAATAACTTTGTCATTTGGAAACCTCTCTTGATATAATTTAGCAAGTTCAGAATCCCACTCAACAGCTGTAATTTCATGTTCATCACCCCACTTGTATCGGTTGCCACCAAGACAAGCATATAAATTTAAAATTTTCATAATTATTATTTAAAATGGTACGTTATCTTTTATTACTTGTATTTTCTTTTCGCCTTGAAATATCTCTTTATAGATACCCCCATTATCAAAATCAGGAGCTATCTCAAAATCACCTAATTGTCCATTCTCTTTTCGTTTTACCTTTTCAACGTGCAACCTTACAACATCACTTTTATATTTAGTTTTTTGTCCTATACATCTATATGCAATTAAACCATTATATGCCTTGTTAAAAAAATCTGCTGATCCTGAAATATCATATAATGTTGGTTTTTTATATACACCACCTTCACTTTCAATTTTTCTAGGATGTGCAACCAAAAACAAATGAGTATTAGTTTGCTGACAAAATTGAGTTATTTGTGATAATATTTTTCCAATATAACTATGATCTCTTTGTGCTGAATGATCTAACATATTCCAGGGATCAATTACACAAACATTAATTCCTTTTTGAAATACCAGCTCCCTAAATGCATTTAAAATACCTTTTAATGTTAAATTTTCTAAGTCAATTTTAATCCAATAAAAATGATCCTCAATAAAATCTTTTGTGTTATTTAAATCATCGCTGTTACAATTTTTAGAATTTAGTTTATTTGCTATTCTCTTAATGTGGCCCTCGTATGGAAAACTCTCTGGTGAAAACATAGCACATCTAAAGTCATGTTTAGTGGCTAAGTTGCATAAAATTTGGTCCAATATATCGGATTTACCAGAATTTGGGATACCACTAACAACTGTCCACTCACCAAATGCCATTTTAAAATATTCATCTGATCCTGGTAAACCAATTGTATAATTAGTAATACCATTTTCATTGTAATTTAAAACATCATTCCAAATATTATCAATATTTAACACGCCTTCTAATGGAAAGTTCTTAGCATCTTTAATTATGTTTCTTAATGTTTCCGCACCTTTACTAATCAAAACCTCGTTAGCATCCTTAAAATCACCAAATTCAACGTATTTACAACGATAGTTTCCAAACCTTCTAGCTAGTTCATTTCTTAACTGCAATCCAGCATCATCATTATCGGTGCAAAGTATTATTTCTTTTTTATCTTCAAAATACTCAAAACAATTATCTAGGTATTCTAATTTCTGTGAACCTTTACTAGCACCATTTGGAACTGAACAAACAGAATACAAACCAGCTTCATGTAAACTAAGTGCATCCATTTCGCCCTCAACTATATAACATTTATCAGAATCTTTTATATTATCAATACCATAAAATATTAATTCAGCACCAGAAACTAATTTGAAATGTTTTTGCCCATCTCTATATTTTACATTTACAATTTCATTATTTCTATAATAATTAAAATTTATACAACGCCTTTTGGCTTTAACCTGGGGCATATATTCTAGTGATTCACCAATTTTCCAATGAATTAATGTTGGCTCTGTTATACCTCGTAAAGAAAACCAGTTTATAACTTTGTTATTTAAATTAGAATTAACTTTTGGTGGTAAAATATATTCTACTTTTTGTTTAAACTTTACATTACCACCCCAACCACAATTATGACAATTATATAAACCCTCATCAATGTTAACCGATAAACATTCATCTCTTTTATTTTTTCTAGTATGTGAACATTTAGGGCATTTTGTTTTTACTGATCCATGTGATCTTTTTAAGATGATACCTAGAGCCAACAAGTCATTGTAGTGATTCATAAATAAAAATATTTTTTAAATATATAAATTTATTTTTAATATTTTAATAAAAAAAGCATTTCATCTAACGATAAAAGATTATTTTTTTCCATTACATAGGCATTTACTCTAGTCATTCTAATATTATTTTTTTGGAATATTAAACTATTTAGGGTAAATCCTTCAAAGATATAATCTGGATAGTTACAAGTAAACAAGGCAAATATTTTACAATTAGTTTTGGCATATTCTGGTATCATTAATGGATGATCTTTGCGATTTACTTTTATATCAACACTATGGCCCAGCCAGGTAGCATCATAATCATCTGTTTTTAATACTTTGCTAGTATTATGTATTTTAAAATCTGGATATAAATTATTCTCTCTACAAAATATAAATTCACCACCAAATCCAATAATATTTAATTTTAAATCAGATTTTTCATTAACTGTTTTAAAACCATCCCAACCAGTTTTAATTTTATTGTTATGCCTTTGCTCAGCTGAAAGCTGAACGATTTGTTGTTCCCATTTATCTAATTTATATACTTTGCCTATTATCATTTTTTTAATATTACCAACATACTTGGTCGCATATTAGGTGAATTTTTTTTAACAGAAGAATTTATAAATTTTAATCTTCCTTTTATAAATCTAATTTCATGTTTATTATAAATATAATCATGAAACCATTTAGTATCTGTGTTAGCGTTTACTAAAAAAACACAAACCTCTGCATTGTTTTTTTCAATTTCTTTTAATGCTTTTTCAATCCATACTTTCACATTTGAATAGGGTGGATTTATAAAGTTTCTTTTTTTCCAGTCAATTTCTAGTCCATCCCATTTAGTTATATCATGTTTAAAAGGACATGGATCAAAATCAAAATTAAACTCTTGATCTAGTTTATTATAAAAATCAGGTGGTGTTTGCCAATGATCACTTTTTTTACTTTGAAATAATTTTATTGTTTTAATATTCATTTTATAAAGTTTTTAAGTTCCTCAATTTCATCTCTATTTAAAATTTGTGATAAATTAAATTCATTGAGTTTATTATACTTAGTAATAGCACCTAATCTTTGTGAACCATCTGGATCATTATATATTTTATATTCTTGTATGCCTTTTATTTTATAAAAACATTTTGGTTTATTTTGATTTTTATAATTTTCCATAAATCGATGAATAAACATAATTCCATTTTTATCATGATTCCTTAATTTTAAAAGCGTTAAAAAATTATCACGCCAAAAATTATCATTACGATGATATTGTACTGCTAAATAAATATCATCTAAATTATAATTATCGATTCTCACACATCGTTCAATGCATTCAAACCATTTTAGTTTTTGATTATCATTTTTTGGGCGATACCTTAAATCAAATAATTCAACAAAGTGAGGAAATGATTTTTGTATTTTCTCAGTTTGTGTAATATTACTTATATTGTTATTATTATATATATTAATATTACTTTGTGGCGGATTTTCCGACATCGGTTTTTTCCGACATCGGTTTTTCCGCTTTCGGTTAGCTTTTAAAATATAGTTGTAACCTTTGAATTTTCCTTTGTCTAAAACCTTTTTTCGTTCCAGATATTTATTATCTATAAGCTCATTAATCTTTGCTCTAATGGCATCTTTGCCCTCTTTAAAATGGCCACATATAAACTCAATGGTAATATATTGATCGGATGTATGTGAAAATAAATAGCAGTATAAACCAGTTGCGCCAACTGATATGCCCTTGTCTCTAAATATATAACTAGGTATTATGGTAAAATTATCAAACTTTTTAGGTTTTAAAATTTTATTATATATCATATTTAATCTTTGTCAACTAATCCTTTTACTTGATCACAAAAAGTTCTAAGCTCTTTAAAAGTATCAAAAAATTGATCAAATGTTATTTCTTTATCCTCATACAAAAACCATAAAAAATCCATTAGTAAATCAAATTCTGGCTCGTTTGCATTGCCGATATATTTATAATCGTATTTAAAATTATCAGAACTAGTTTGTGTCCATCTCACCTTTTGTGTGCTTTCATGAAAGTATATTTTTTTTGTCCTATTAAATGTCATTGTTAAAATATTTATCTATTGTTTCAATACATTGATCTAAATTATTATGCCAAACAGCCACCCAATTAGCGTTTTTAAGCCATTTTAACCACTTTTTTTGGTTTTCGGTGGGTTTATTGTACCCAGCTTTTAATTCGATCGCTAAACCACTTTTATTTAAGTTTGGTGTAAATATCATTAAATCTGGAATACCTGGCTTAGTGCCTAAATATTTCATTTTGTATTGTTCAAAAGGTGTTCGTTTACCCTCATTAGCTACATGAGTAAATAACGCTTTTGGATATTTTAAACTCAAGTATTTTATTACTTGATTTTGCAATACATCCTCTTTTCCCAAATATTTAGCATAAGGGTTTCTTTTCATAAAATTTATTTACAAAATTAAAAAATATTTAGTCAGTGTCAGCCATCATGTAAATAACTCTTTTCATTTCTTTATTTTCTGATTTTAACATTTTTAACTTTTTATCTTGTTTTTTTATTTTAATTTCATGTTCACTATTTTTTAACAATAAAAAATTATATTCCATAACTAACTCATCAATAGTCATTTTAGTATTTTTATAAATATAATTTCTGTCTGCTTCAGCTAAAATCAAATTAAAAGTTTCATTTAAATCTTTTCTTTGTTTTAGAATATATGGTAATTCTTTTAATCCATGCATTACAGTTGCATGGTTTTTATTTAAAGAACCACTAATTTTGGCATAACTAGATTTTGCAAATTTTCTACATAAATAATAATAACAAGATCTAGCAAAAATATATTCAAATTTGCGACTAGGATTTTTTATATCAATGTTTAAATGTCTTTGTACAATCTCTTTAAAATATTTTAATTTCATAATTATAGTAAATAAGAGCCATCATCGGCATATTTATACCAATGATAACTCGGTGCAACATTTGTATTTAAATAAATTTTCCATTTTTCAATAGCTTGTTTGTAGGCACTTCTTCCAAATTCCAATGTGTCATCATCTAAAGTGTGTACCTCAACTGTATAAGGATAGGTTGTTGTTACAGCAATAAATTTAAAATTATCAATACCACAAACATCCATATAAAATGCCGCTTGTAAATGGTAACCCCATTTGTAAACATCCCTTTTAAATGCTTCTGGTGAATTATCTTGGCAAGTTTTAATATCACTAATAAAATTGCAAATTCTATTTATGCAATCTGGGCGTACCCTTACATCAATCCCCTCATATTTAGTATAATGCGATAATTCCATTTCGCCTTTACAATATTTCTGGGCCAATTTATGATCTTTAAATTTTTTAATTATCTCATTAATAATATGATTTTGATCCGATTCTAAAATAATTTTATTATCGGCAATATCCAATTCTTTTTTATATGCTTCTTTTCCAGCTTTTGTTCTTTTATCAATTTTATCAATTACATGGTAAATATCGTGGAAATCCCATGGTTCTAATATTGCCTGGTGAACTGCGGTGCCTAATTTCATGGCTGGTGATTCTTTAAATTTTCTATTTATAAAATGATAAACAGATTTTTTATGTATTTCTTTTAAACCACTTGCACTTATTGATTTATGTGAATGGTACTGATCATTGCTGTCTTTTACTACTATCATTTGTAATTGTTTGTTTTTTTATTATTGATTTTTTTATCACTTTTAAAACTTTTGTTTGTTGGTATTTATTTTTAACATTCAATGGGTATCGAATCCAACCATGTGTGGATTCACCAGGATAAAAAATATCATAAAATAATGTTTTTATATTTCTAAACCATACTCGCATTGGTCGATAAATTTTGTTTACTTTATTTACCTTCATATTATAAATATTAAAATTGATTTTAAATTTAAAAAAATATTTTTAATAAATCAAATTAATTATAAAAAAAAGGCATGATATAAATCACGCCCTTTAATTTCCCTAGTTTGCTTTAATTTTAATTAGGGTTTGTGTGCTTGTTAATATTATCTTTATTAATAAATTTATTTTCCATATCAATTATTTGATAATTAAATTGGACCAAAAGGCGTATTGCATCATTAATTTTTCTGGCTTGTTTCCTATAATGGTCAAATGTTTCACCTTCAATGGATTTTATTTCCCTTTCTAAACTCATAATATATATTTAAAAAGGTAAATCATTATCATTGACAGATGATATTGAATTAACATTTGAAACCACATCATTGCTTTTGGGTTCCCAACTATTTATTTCGCCATAGTATTTACCACCTTGTGATTTTTTAAGGTCAATATTAACCCATCCGTTTTTTGCGTGTTTATCTAAAAACTTTTTAAAGTCATCAACCTTAACGCTTAGATTTCCAATTACGAAATCTGGTGCATTGTCATTTCTTTTGACAATCATTCCCTCTGTAAAAATTTTCTCTTTTTGATTCATATCTATTATTTTAAATTAAATTGTTTATTGATTTTTTCTCTATATTCTTTTTTCATATTAAAATTTGCGATTACTTTTTCGGCTTGTTCTTTATTACCTTTAAGGGTTGCAGTTAGTTGGCCTTCTTTTAACCAAGATTTATTATCTTTTGGTTGATTGTTAACAGCTGTTTGGACCTCATCAGCTGATGCAATTGATGTATCAATACCAATTCCCAAATAACCTAATGCCCTACCTAATGCACTAGTAAAACCATTCTCAACAAATGATGTTTTATTAATGTAGCTTGAATCTCTATACTCTTGAGCATGAGCAACAGCCATTTCATTTCCATCGCTATTTATTATAGTTACTTTGAATAAACCCTCTTTTTCATCTAAGGATACAAGATCCTCAGAAATTCGCCAATTTTTAAAATTTTGTTGTGATCTAAAATATATTAGTCGTTCATTGACTGTAATATATTCCTTGCCTTTAATATTTACTGATTTCATAATGTTTATTAATTTTTTAGTTCATAAATAATTCTGTTTAATTCAAACCCAGAGTTGTTTAATTTGGTAATATCATCAACAGTGAAACGACCTGGGTTCTCAATTTTCGTTTTTAGTGTTGGCATGGTACAAGCTAAGATTTCACAAACATGGTATCGTTTGAATTTTAATCTTTTTAACTCATTTCTAAAATGTAGTTCAAATTCCATATTAATATATTTAGCTTGTAAAAATAAAAAAATATTTTTAAATAAAAGAATTATTTTAATTTATTTTGCAAAAAGAAAACCCCCTAACTATAAAAAATTAGAGGGTTTCCCAAGCAAACAAGGAAAAGAAAAAAGTTAAAAAGTTGTCTTAAATGTGCTTGTTTGGTCATCATCTTGATTTGGTATGTGCATTATAACATCAAAAGAATTTTTAATCACATTGTAAGTCATTCCATCAATATAACAACTAACAGGTTCCCTTAAAACACTAGAGCCAAAATTAATCCAAACTTTATTATTTAAACTTATTGGATCATTAATAAGATTATATAGTTTGCCCTCATATCTAACAAGATTAGTTCTATAATCATTTATTACTTGTTGAGTAACAATTTGTTCAACTGACTTTATAAAACTCGCGTTGTCATCTCTAGGTCGTATAAAATCAGTTGTTGTGATGTTGTTGTAATTATTATTAGATAACTGTAAATCGCTAAATTCTAAAACACCAGTTAAATTGCTACCAGTCGTTCTAATTCTTTGATATGCAAAACCATCAATGCTAGAGAAAAAATTTGTTTCCCTGTTATTTTCCAATCTTTTAAATTCTAGTGTTATATTATCATAATAAATTGCATTTAAACCACCACTATTTTGCACAAAGGGTTCAAATAAATCAACTGTTAATGTACCAGATATTGGATAGTTTTCTAAATTATATGAAAACTCTTTCCATACATTGCCTGTTTTTACTGATTGTATGTTTATATGGTCGCTACCACCCCACCCACTACCTGTCGTGCTGTTCCAATATCTAACTTGACCACTTGATGTGTCTTCAATTTTAACTCTAAATCTAAAACTAATAGAGCCAAAACCACTATTGGTGTCAAAATAAGTGTTGATTTTTAATGTATTTGATAAAAAAGGTTGTGATAAAACATCCACTGATGTTGTTAGTGTTTTTCTAGTTCCAGTTTCATTGGTTTGCGCTTGTGTGTTTTTATAACTGTTATTTCCTTGTTTTGTAAAATCTGTTGATAATTCACCAGGCGATGTCGTGCCAGTTGATGTATAGGTTGTCCAATCAGCTAAACCATTTTCTAAACCACTATTTTTTATAGTATTAACATCTAAAAATTGTGATGTTTCATGGGTAATGTTAAACTCGTTTAATGGCCTTAAATATTCTTTAGTCAAACTATTATCAATAGGTAATAATTGACTTGGAACTTGTTTTAAAACATCAATTGTGGTGGTTGATTGATATGAACCTAAATAATTATAAATAACATACTGGATTGATTCGGTATTATTAGCAACTAACGAAGCCGATTCAGCGGCTCTAATACCAGTTGGTATTGTACCACCTTGAGCTGTTGATGCACTAGAATTTTTAATACTTTGTGCTGAATAACTAGAATTATTAATTATATACCACCTACCAAAACTTTGAAAAATCCTAGCGTTTGTAAATTTCAATATTTGTTCTAAAATTTTCTTTGCATCATTTAGAGCGAATTTATCTTTTTGTAATGTATATGGTTTTATATTCATTACATCATAAATTGAAAAAACTGTTGCGCCTGGATTTAAAATAAATATATCCTGACTAACATAAATATCAAGCTCTAAATCTAAATTATTTAAACAATTTGTAATAAAAAATCTAGCATTTTGAAAATCAGTTGTCGTGGTGTCCATGGGCATTGAATAGGAATCTAATGTACCCAATCCATCAAGTGCGGTCAAAGAAATGGTAAATGGTTTTGATGTTATCGCCTCACTAAATGAATCAACCACGAGCCATCCAATCCAATAAATTTGATAATTATTAGATGAATCTTTATAAGATATTTTAACTTGATATTCCCTTTCATCAAATTCATAAAAATTATCATACGAAACAGTGTCAGTAACAAATAAATTAAGTTTACATTTAGATCCTTTAATTGGCGAATAAAAATCATCATCGCCTTCCCATGTAATTTCACATGGATTATCTGTTCCAATTATTGGTAATACTGATCCTGTATAATTTTTTTTTAAAATTTCAATTTTTTTGTCTTTTTCATTGTTATCTGAAAATTCCAATCTATATTTTACCGCGTAAGCCATTATAATACTCTGTTTCTGTTTGTGTTTGCCCTTTGTAATGCAACAACTAAATCCTGACCTTTTAAAGTAAATGAACCACCCACATCAACTTTTTGTTGACCTTTTTCACCAATCATTCCTTTTAATTTATCTAGTGGTGCAATAACCTCAGGGTTGGATTTAGCACCAGCATATTCACCAACTAGCCCCATTGTTGGTGCTGATACAATACCACCATTAGCAAATTTTTGTGGTGCTTGAACTTTTGAAAAAGCGCCTTTAACTGCAACAGCTGCACCAGCTAATAATGCAGGTAAAACAAAAGCTCCAATAGGTCCCAATGATTTAGCAGTACCAGCCGCGGCCTCAGCACCAAAACCCATTGTGGTTGCCAATGATGATCCGATTGATGTCATCGCTGTTTGCACTAATGTACCGGCAAAAGTACCCAATGCACTTTCACCCATTCCCAAAGATTGTGCAATTGAATTCCCCATTGTTGCAAAGGTATTTTGCATAGATTCACCCATTGCGAGACCTATTTGTTTAAATTGTTCTATTTTTGATTTTCTTTGTTCAATGTTTGATTGTAACATTTCGTTTGACTTTGCCAATTCCTCAGCCATTATAGCGTTTCCATTTTTCGCGCCCATTGCCATTTGGGTTATTGGATCCATTGCTGTTTCTGATAATCCAGCAGCCCCAGGTGCAATTTGATTTACTTGGCCAACTGTTTGTCTTTGTACATTCCCTTTAGTTCCAGATTGACTATTAATATTTTGTAAAGATTTTAATAATTCATTATTTGCTTTTGTTAATTTATCCGTTGCTTTTTTGTCTTTCTCAGCTTGTGCGGCGGCTTCTTTTGCATTTTCAGCTTTTGTTTTCAATTGTAATGCCGCAAATTTACCAGGACTACCAAATGACTTAATTATATTAACAAAAGTTTGCCATTTACTAACTGCTGGTTCTAATTTTTGTACAAACGTAACAAATATAGCCACAAGTCCAACAACAGCAGTTCCAACTAATATAAAAGGATTTGCATTCATTGCTGTGTTTAAAATTGTAAACTTAGTAGTAACGATGCTTAAAATTGTTGAAACTGATCCTAGTATAAAAATAAATGGACCTATTGCTGAAACAACTAAACCAACAACAATAATTATTTTTTTGGTTGTATCATCTAATGCAATAAATTTTTCAATAATTTTATTTGTAAAAGCTACAATCTTTGTAAATGCTGGTAACATAATTGAACCAATTGATTGACCTAATTGCTTTAAACCCTCGGTAAATATTCTCATTTGATTTGCCGCACCCCCTTGGGTTTTAGCGAAATCACCTTGAGCGTTGCCAGTTTTAGATAAAATAAATTGATACCTTAAACTTACTTTTTCCGCTTGTGTCATGTCTTTGATATTCTTTTGAATACCCTGAGACATTGCAAATTGTTTTAAATTTATCTCAGTCATTACAATACCTAATCTTTTTAATGATTCGGTTTCACCAGTAAAAACACCAGCTAATGCGGTGGTTGCTTGTTCGATACCAATATTTTTAAATGATGCTAAATCACCAGCTAATCCAACCATTGATGTACTCATTAAAGATGCTTCATTTCTAGTAATACCCATTGAAGTGGCCATATCGCCAAAAAGAGCGGCCATATCTAGTGCTGATCCTTCAGCAATCCCAAACTGTGTTAATGTAGTTTTTGCAAAACTTTTGACTTCTGCCGATGATTTACCAAATGCGACATCAACCTTGTTTAAAGATTCCTCAAAATCACTAGCTAATTTAATTGCGGCCCCACCAGCCAATGCAATTGGTAATGTTAATTTTAATGATAAATCTTTTCCAACTTTCCTTGCCGATTTACCAAATGCTGATAATTTAGAACTTGCCTTATTTAATGATGCGGTTAATTTTGATGCATCGCCAATAATCTTAACTTTTAGTTCATTTGACATAATGTAATTTTATTCAAAAATACGAAAAAAAAAAGCCATCATTTTGATGACTTCATACTGTTAACTTTTTTCAAAAATGATTCATATTGTTCCCTAGTTGATTTAGGTTTGCCACGCTCCAAATATACATCTTGTGGTAATGGGAATAATTTATCTGGTGTAATCATTTGCGCCCTCTTTTCACAATTAACATTAAAAATCATTGATGCCAGATACCTAGTTCGTTCCCAATCTAAATTCAATTTTATATTGTGTGATTCACCTAATAATTGATTCTCAGTCCAAGTATTTGACCAGAAATTACTAGGATTTATGCCAACCTGACCAATGTAATAATCTAGTATATTATCCCAGGTTAGTTGGCTGGGCGCTTTCCCACCTTAGTGGTTTTTTTTACGTTTCTATTAATGCCCATGTTTAGATCATTTCCAAGTATCCTAGATTCCATCATGGATTCAATTATTTTAGTAAGCTCATCAGATGTTAAATCCTCAAGCCACATTCCAACTTTAAATTCATTGTAATCAATTTCATTGCCTTGCTCTTGATCATTAGCTAATAAACCAGAATAAACCAAAGCTCTAATTCCAGATAGTGAAATCCCATCTTGAAAAACATTACCAATTTTTTCTATTGATACACCTAAATTATCAGTAAAGTTTGCCCAGAAATTCATTGAAAAATGCATGGTGCGGTTTTTACCACCTATACTAAGAGAATAATATCCTCGTTTCCTGTTTGCCATATATATATATATTTAAGACACCTAGTTCCTTAATCTAGTTGTCGATTATTAAAAGTTTAAATCTTAATTTGTAGATTTAGTGATTGCGCCAGTAACAGTGATTGAACCTGAGAAAGTTACTGGTGATTCCATTTCAGCACTCATTTCAACACTAGAAAAGAATCCCTCACCACTATAAACCGCATCCCCTGTTTCAGCTGTTCCAAAACTAAAATCAACTTTTTGTCTAGCTAAAAGATAATCAGCCATTTCAATAGCATTTGCCGCATCATCGTAAGCGACTAAACCATCAAAACTAATTTCTCCAGATCTAACTCCAGCGATAACCTCTTGAAACCCACCACTTGATTTGGTTGTTGCCTCTGGCAAATCATTAGACAAAGATAGTGAACACGATGTTGTGTGTCCTATTGTTGCTAATGTACCACCATCCGTTATGACTTTTAATAATAAATTTGTTCCATTGAACACTCCGACTGTTGCCATTTATTTAATTTTTATTAGTTAATAATTTTATTCAAATATACAAAATAATATTTTTATGCCGCTTCCCAATTATAGTCGGAATTTTCCCACTCATCAAAGTTGGTATCCCAAACCTCACCAGTCCTTTCATCTATTAATATTACACTTGTTAAAGTTATTGAAAGGTTAAAACTCGTTGGGGCTTCATGACTTCCCTCCTCCTCAACATTAGAAATATATCCATCGCCTAATAACACTAAACCATCCCCAAAACCTTCTATATCCTGACTAAAATAAAATTTTGTTGTGGTCCTAAGCAAAACCATTTCGGCAAGTTGTTCAAAGTTTACTGAATCACTATAATCAATCAACCCCTCAACCTCAACAGTTCCACTTCTAACACCAGCTAAAACCTCTTTCCAACCACCAGAATTTTTTGTTGTACTTTCTGGTAAATCACATTCTAAATTTATTACAGCATTATTACTATGACCAATAGGATCATCACCTTTATATATTAAAAAACTTGATCCATTTATTAAAGCCATTATTTATTCTTTTAGTTTTGAATCATCATCGATTTTAGTAAATTCTCCAGATTCTAAATCGACTGTTATTTTTCCATATTTTTCCTCTAATGACTTTTTTAATTCACTTTGTTTGTTTATTTCATCAATTTGCATATGATTTAATGAATGTATTTGACCCATTAAAGTTCCAATATCCATTTTGATTACGTTGATTTTTCCTTGTGATTCCCTTAATTCTTTTAATTCTTTTTCCTCTAGTTTGCTCATTTTTTTAAATTTATAATTCTATACAAATATACTTATTTACATTCACATTGTTGCTTTAATAAATCGACTTCTGCTTTTACTTCCTGTATTGCTTTAACTAAATAAGGAACTAAAAAATCAGTTTTTAAACCTAAAGTTTCATTTTCTTCATTAACAACACT